ACTCCCTCTCCCTGGTTTCCACTCTCGCTGTTGGCACGAACGCAACAGTTGGCGGAACCTTGGCCGTGACCGGCGTTACCACGCTGACCGCAGGCATCAAGGACGCGACCGACGTTCCCACCGGGACCACAACCGGTACGATCATCGCAACCGCTGCGAGCGAAAAGCTCGGTTTTTGGGGTGCGACCGCCGTGGTGCAGCCTGCAAGCGCAAGCCAGGCAGCGTTGACCAAAACGGCTGTGACGGCTGTTTTGACCACCGCATCCCTGACCACGGCCGCGCACGGATTCGCAACAGGAACACAGGCAGACGCAATCGTCGCGCGAGTGAATCAGCTCGTCGTCGACATGGCGGCTACCGAAACCCTGATCAACCAGCTCCGCTCGGAACTGGTCACGACAGGAATCATAAAGGGATCTGCGTAAGATGTCTATCCTATACAAGAATGAGAAGTCAGAAAAGCCAGGAGCCACCGCCAAGGTGTTTATTGCCATCCCCACTTACGGGGATATTAAGGCTTGCTGCGTAAGCTCTCTTTGGGCAGCACAAACAGCAATCCAGGCAGCTAACATCGCGGCCGATTTCTTCATCCTCTCCGGGAATTGCCATGTGGACGACGCGAGAAATCTGTGCGTCCGCGAATTTCTGGAAGGGGATTGCGAGCAGCTTGTTTTCATCGACTCCGACGTTGGATTCGATGCCGTCGACCTGATAAAGCTGATCCGTCACGACAGAGATGTCGTTGGGGGCACATATCCGCTGAAACAGAAAAACGAGGAATTCCCGGTCAGACTGATAGGCGAAAAGGCCATCGGAACACCTGACGGGCTCCTTGAAGCCAACGGCATCCCGACCGGGTTTATGAAGATCAAGCGCCACGTTCTGGAAAAGCTCGCAGAGAAAGCGCAAAAGCACAATTCCAGAAAGGATGATCCGGGCAGAACCAAAATCCCAATTATCTTCGAGCGCCTATTCAGAAATGAGACGCGCTGGTCGGGTGATTACGGGTTCTGTTTGAAATGGCGCGAAATGGGTGGGCAAATTTTTGTCGATCCAGAATTCACGTTCGATCACGCCGGGGAAAGTGTTTGGCATGGCAGGCTGGCATCGTTCTTGCGTAGGAAAAACGGCATTGCCGTTGCAACCCTGCTTGAAGCAATAAAAACAAAGTCAGAGACATACGCGCTTATTGCTGATGCGCTGCAGGAGTGGGGGAACATCCCCTACTCTGGCGACGCCGACGTTTACGCCACAATCATACAGATGGCCAGAGAGGCCAACGGGCCGATCTTGGAATCTGGAACCGGGCTGAGCACGCTGCTTATGGCAACGGCCAACCCGAACCATTTGGTGACGAGCTATGACAACGATATCGAATGGTACCAGAGAACAAAAACGCTGCTTGAAGGTTTTGGCGTTACGAATGTCGATTTGAAATGCGCTCCACTCAAAGACCATGGAACCTTTGCCTGGTACGACGCTGATCTTGGCGACAGCCGTTACGCAATGTTCTTCTGTGACGGCCCGCCGAGATACAACAAGGGCCAGCGCATGGGTTCGCAGCTCTGGATTCCCAGGGCCGAGAAAGTGGTTTTTCATGATGCGGACGACGCATACGTCAAGGCCATTCTGGACAGATGGTGCAGCCCATACCAGATAGTCGGATACCACAAATCGACAGGTGTTGGCGTTGTGAAGCAACAGCAAAAGGCGTTAGCGCAATAACCCTTTTTGAAGGAGATGCCAAACCATGGCAGAGAAATATTCATTCGTATTTGGTGTTTTGAGCAATGAATTTTTGCAGCTCAAAACGACCGACAATATCTACCTCAAAGACCTGCTTGAGCAGGAGATTTTCCCGGGCATCGCTGAATACAACAGCCGGACAAGCGCCCTGAAGTCCCTGTTTGCGTATGACTTCGAGGACAAAAACGCAAACACCAAAAAAATGTTTGCCAGCGACGAATTCACGGAGCTGTCCGAGATCGAAGTGCCGGCCAACCGGAACCAGTTTGATTCGTGGAATCGCCCTGTGCCGATTCGGCGCTTTGGCGCGGCCACGAAGCTCCACCGTGAAACTATCGTGCAGATGACCTCAAAGCAGATCACGGAATGGGCGAACGCAAAGTTTGTTGCTGACCAAAAGCTCATTGTGAAGGAAATGTTTTCGGCAATGGCAACGAAGGCTCCGAGCTCCCGCGTGGACGCTCTGACGCACATAGCTGCAACCCCGAAAGCGTTCTGGAACAACGAGGGCAGCATGGACACCCCGCGTCCGAACGGCCAGATCACGTTTGACGGCGACCATGATCATTACCTTGCTGTGGCCACGAAAGACAACCTGAACAGTGGTGCAGAGCTGGACACCCTGATCTCAAGGGTCACGGAACACGAAGGCGCCAATGGCCAAGTGTTGCTGTGGGCTTGCACGGGTGCCACAATCAACCTGATCAAAGCGGATACGGCCTTCAAGCCGATCAAGGAGATTTCGGCGATCCTTGGTGCGGTCAACCCTGAGTACAACAACTCCGGGTTTGTGCAGGCTTTGATCAACGGCACGAAGGTAATGGGCTACAACGTCAAGGCCGTGGGAACCTGGAAGGAAGCGGTCGTGATCGAAACGCCCGACCTTCCGGCTGACTACATCCTGGCCACCATGTACCATGGCGAGAATCACCCGTCGAACCCGCTTGCGTTCCGCACGCATCCGCAGTTCCCCGGGCTGATGCTCGTTTCTGAGTCCGGAAACAACCCGATCATTGGTGCCGACGCGCAATATCGCCGGTATCTCGGTCTGGGAGTGAACGAACGCAGCATGGGTGCCTGCCTGTATGTTGGTGACACTTCATGGGACGAGCCCAGCTTCTCATAAGTAGGCCGGTCAACCATAACTGGTGGGCGGGGTGCAACTCCCCGTCCACCGATTTCGAAGGAGCAAGAGCATGACGGAAACGAAAATTTGCCAATGCGGCGACCCTCAAATTCCAGCATCCCTTCCGGAAGGATTCAGCGGCAAGGTGATCTGCGGAAGATGTAAAGGGGTTATGCAGTACCCACTTGGAAAAGCAGAAGCCGGCGAGGAAGGCAAGGCCAAGGAACAGGATACCGTGAAAGATTTCCTGGCTCGGCTTTACCAGACATCGCCGAAGCTCACGATGGAAAAAGCCGTGCTGATCATGCTGGTGAGCATTGAAGAAAAGCTCGGCCTGCTTGTGGACGCGCTGGCAGATAGCGGTCCAAAGAAGGGCAAAAAGGCAGACAAGGAGTAACAGATCGTGGCCACCTATACAGCCGATCAACTGAAAGACTATACCAGCGTTCCTGCCGTCCCGAACTGGTCTGACGACAAGATCCTGCTCTATCAGAGCATGGCAGAGACTATGCTGGATTCGCTTGAGCTGGACGAATCTCGGCCGGGCTACTCGACGGCGTACAATACGGCCCTGGTGGCAATTTTCGACTGGATGGCCGACAATCCAACAGGTCTGAAAGCCATCACGAAGGGCAAAGTGCAAAAGACCTTCATGGAATCAATGCCCCCGATTGCGCAGCAGATTTTGAAGCCGTACCTGGCCGAATACGAAGGCTTTGAAGGGGCAAGCCTGGTCCGGTCGGACATAGGGAGGCGGTAGCATGGCATGGTTCAAGCTGACAATAGGCTGTGCGATTGCCGCAGCCATTTTTATAGCGGGCCTGGTCGCGCTCGATGGAGTGCGGCCGGCCCAAAATCTTTTTGAGCGCGGCGTGCTGGCGCTGGAAAAGATCGCGACAGAGGAACAGAAGCAAACGGAGCTGATGCGATAATGCCCATTGTAATGACATATAAACGCGCAGAACCGGACAGGATACCGGGCAAGTTGCGTTATGTCCACGGCCAATGTTGCGGATATTTCAAGGCAACGCAAGAGCAGCTCGACGAGATGCACGCCAAGAATTATTACCAGATGGGTCGCAAGGCGTACCTTTTCATGGTCTACGATGACAGCCAAGAAGATTGGTGCAAGGCGCAATGTGCTCCGGTAAACGACTCAAAAGATCAGTCAAAAATGCTCTCTTTGACCAAAAGCATCATCGATTTCGACGAGCTCGCAAAGGTGACTGCGATTGACAGCACGAAGCTGTTGAATGGTGAGCTAATGGCAAGCGTGGACGCAACGGCAATATCGACCGCCGACGAAAAGATATTCAAAACATACGACCCGTTGAAACCGCCAACACCTTTGGCTTTGCCGGACAGGGCAGCAATTGCAAGCGGAACCTATACTTTTGGTCCAACTGGCGACTACCCGCTGTTGTCCAACTTAGCAGGAGATTGTACCACTCAAACAGGCACCCTGCGCGGAAACCAAAACGGCCACGTGACAGGAACAGCAACAGCGTCTTTTTCGCATTCTCTGAACTCACAAGAATGCATAATTGATAACCTGTTGCCGAGTCGTGGCGTGTTTAATGGCGGGTATGTGCTGAGCAATTATTACAATAGCTATGCAGTTCTTGTGACCACGGAGGGGCCGGGCACTATTTGGTTAAAGAATTTGGACATCCAACAGACGTTGGCAGCGATAGGCGGCAGATCCATCATGCAAGTAAACGATGTTTCTACTGCGTGCACAATTAGGATCGTAAATTATTTAGGGAACTGCAATGCAGGCGCATCAATCAACCGTGCCTTGGTGCTAAATGGCGCCACCCCTGTCGTCTATTTTTCAAATGGCCTACTGATAAACTCAAACAACGTGGCGTTTGGTGTGTTGGCAGCAAACGCTAATAGCGTCATTGAGAATGTCGGTGGGGCTGCAAACCTTTACACTTTCTACATTGACAATAAGGTGTTGACGTTTCGCAACTGTTGGGGGAATAGCACGGTAGCCACAAGAGATTGGTATTTGCCTGGGAATTCAGCCGGTTATAATTGCGGAACCGGACACGCAACGACAATCGGGTTTGGAACTGGCGACGACACAAAGATTACTGGAATTGTGAACGGAGATTTCCAGAGCACCACATACGGGAAGTCGCGTTACTATGTTCCTGCCCCCGGTGGTAAACTGGATGGAGCAGGCGCAACCGCTCAACTTGCAGACAATACAGAAGGTGCAAATGGTGGCGGGAATAGACCATCGGCACCCTGCCTTGGGCGCTGGGAACTGAATCCCGCATCAACAGTCAGAGGCAAATTCCTTGTGACTGTTCCCAGTGGTTCTGTGACAAGCGGAGCACATTCTGATTTCCCTGTTTTGATTGACAGTCGCGTATCTGATATACCAGATGATTTTTGGGCAGCAGTCACAGCAGCAGGCGGTAGCCAATGTATCAAGGTAAGGAATGAAGCGGAAACGCTTGAGTATGATCGGGAGATCGTGACGTTCAATGAAGGTTCTAAGCTACTTCAATTGTGGGTGCGTGTGCCTTCCTTGTCGAGTTCCGCTGACAATACTTTCTACATCCGAGTTGAAAGTGCTACCCGCCAAAACGACACGCCTGTCTGGATGAATGCAGGGTATGGGGTCGTAGCGCACATGGATGAATCAAGCGGGGATCTGGCAAATTCCAGAACTCCGGGGTATTTGAGTTTTGTACCACAAGGAGCAGCAAGTGGGCATGGAGCATCTGGAATAATTGGAAGTAGTTATTTGGTGGCTGCGTCAACACAGACCCTTAGGACTGGCGCTCCGACGATTGTTTATGACGAACCAAACGTGAGCCTTACTGGGTGGATGAAGGGCCAGGTCAACCAGTATAAATATTGCTACCTGTCATCAATCTACGCAGGCAGCACATCAAGGATTGATTTATACACATACGGCGGGAACCTCTATGCAGCTTTGCGAGATGATGGAAATTATGGAAGGTGGACTTTTGCCACAAGTGGCGTATTGACAGACAACCAATGGCATCTTTTTCATTACGTTTTTGATGGAGCAGGAGCGACAGATGCGGACAAGTTGAAGGTTTTTATTGACGGGACACAGCCATCAGGTTCCTTCTCAAATACGCCTGTTAATTCTCAATTCCTTGATTCGGGTTCCTCCTATGTTGTCGGGGCAAACGCCAATGCGGACGTGTGGTTTGACGAGCACAGGATCGCATTAGCATCGCTCTCGTTGGGATGGGCCAAAACGGAATTCGATAACCAAAATGACCCCGACAGTTTTTTGAGTTGCGGGGAGTGGATTTCATTGGTAACAAGCACAGGCACGCGCTCAAGACTTGGTGAAATAATTGGTGTAAAGAGATCAATACACGGCAGAGGTTTTTCAAGATCGTCAATGGGTGAAATTCTCGGAGTGAAAAGGGGAATACGATAATGGCAGCTTACGAAGTTTTCGCATCAAATGCCGGGGTGGGAACGGCAGGCCTTGTTCTCGCCTGGGAATCTCTGGTGCAGCGTGATGGCGGAGGGGCAGAAGACAGTCCACCGGCTTTTACAGATTTGGGCGGCGGCTGGTATACGTTTTCTTACTCACCATCTGAAACCATGCTCGGCGTGATTGATCTCGATAGCGACGCGGCTGTTGGCCTGAGTGATGCCGACAGATATGTGCCATGCAAGTTTACCGCAGACGATGCCGCCCCGCAGATCAATCTTGTAAAAATAGACGGCCTGGCAACAAACGGAAACAATGCGACGCTTAACCTGAAAAAGCTCAACATCGTCAACGATTCTGGCGATGCTATTGTTGCCAGCTCAACGGGGTCAAACGGAAGCGGCTTGAAGGCAAGCGGGAATGGAAGCGGTAGCGGGGTTGAAGGGACTGGCGGGGACACGGGCCACGGGTTAAAGGCGAAGGGCGGCTCGTCAAGCGGCCAAGGAATCCAGGCAGAAGCAGACGGGGAAGGTTACGGCATTCAAGGCTATGGCCGAGGAGATAGCAAGCCGGGCATTAGGGCTGAGGCGCTTGAAGGCCCCGGCATGGTGTCAGTTGGTGCAGCAAACCATCCAGGGATCAACGCAATAGGAAACGGAACAGCAAGCGGCATTAAGAGTGAGGCTGGCGGGACAGGTCACGGAATTGAAGCACGCGGAGGCAGCACTTCTGGTGATGGTATTCACGCAGAGGCAATAACAGCAGGCGACGGTATTGAAGCAGTCGGGGCCGGTGGTGGTTATGACATAAACGGAGACATCAATGGAGACATTAGTACGGTTGGAGGCATTGTACCAGATGAAGCAGGAACGGCAGCAGGGCTTCATTCCACGACCGATGACCTGCTTACCACAATTGCTGGCTACGTAGATACGGAAGTTGGAGCCATTAAGGTAGTGACCGACAAGCTCGAGACAATGGTTGAAATCGACGGGGCTGTTTACAGACTTACGTCAAACGCGCTTGAGCAAGTCCCGTCAGCCGGGATATCGACAACCGACACCGTGGACGGCTCTGTAACCTACGCGACGCTGTTTAAAACTATGCTCTCGATTTTCAACGGTACGGCGGTCGTGGATTTGGTTGCAGGCACGATCACCTACAAAGATCAGAGCGGGAATGCGCTTTACACGCACACGATCAGCACGACCGGAAGGACGGTGGCCTAATGCCTTTGGCGGTTGGGACGGCAATCGAGATTTTGAGCTTTGGCCTGATCCGGGCAAGCGAAGTTACGATTGTGGCTACGCACCCGACAGACGCAGGGGTCATGTCGTTTTACGCGGTCGAGACGACCCTGAATGGCGCGACATTGGAAACCCTAGTGCATGAGGATGTGGCCGGCGACCTGCATGTCGAAAGCGAGCGCCAGATCGAGCGGCGCGGCCTGAGTGAGTGGGATACGCTTTATGTGTTCTACCCGCACAAGACGCTTACGAACCTGGTCAGGGGCATGAAGGTTCTGGACTCGACCAACACGTACCGTCTCGAATATTACCACGATTATTCTGACATGCAGGAAATCTACCTGCGGAAACTGAGCCAGCCATGATGCAGGACGGAGTAACGTTCGAGCTGCACGGAATGCAAAGGCTCTCTGTTGGCCTGGACGCGTTCACCGGAAGGCAGTTCGAGAAAATCAAAAACGCCTTCGAGTACGTGTGTCGCCTGATCGCCAACGATGCGCGGCAGGACCCTGGCGGCTTCAAGGATCAGACCACAAACCTGCGCAATTCGATCAATGTGGCCCCAAATGAAAGCGCGGTCAAAATCACCAAGGCGAGCAAAAGCAAGCTGTCGCTGCCTTCGAGCCCGGAAGTTACAATCGGCTACGAGCGCGGCACATTCAAGGGCGTGATCTTTGCAGGGATGGAATATTCGATCTACGTCGAAATGCGGCCTGGCCATTACGTGATCGGCGGGGCATTCAAAAAATACCACGACAAATGGCTCGGCCTGCTGGCCGAAGCAGTAAGAGGGCAGATATAATGGCGATCCGGTTTTATCTCAACCCCGACGACGTTCTCAACGGAGTGCGGACACCGCTCGCGGCCGACTCTACGCTGCAGGGGTCGTCGTACCTCAACAGTTCCAGCTTGCGGATTTTTACCGGGCGGGTACCGCGGACTGACGCGGCAAACCTGCTCCTGATCGAGCTCAACCCGCCAGCAACCGTCTCGATGTCGCAGACGTATGACTACGAAGTGCGGGTTCACGCGTATTGCGACCTGCTCTCCAACGGGCAAATACCGTCCAACTGCAACAAAATCGTCGAGAGATGCGAGCAGATTTTAAATGACCGAATCCTGACCGTGACAAATGCGAACTGCCGCCCAATGGTGTCGCTCGGCATAATACCGGCATATTATGACGAATCGGACACGCTGGACAAGGCACACGCTGTTTTACGTCTTGAAGTGCGCGTTGACCCCACGTCATAGGAGGAAATTGCGAGATGCCTGTCAAATGTTCCTTTACTCAAATCCCGAAGGGGGATGTAGATGTCCACAGTAAATGATACCCTGACAAAAGATTCGACCCTGATCCTTGAAGGGGCAGGAAACGTGTCGGTGGACGGGGTCGTGCTTGGGGCTTACCAGGGTGGCCTGGTTATGACCTGGGCCGAGAATACGGTTTACACCGAATCAGACCACGTTCGCGGACGCATTCGCGCAACCAAAATGGGCGCGGTAACAGTAACTTTTTCAACCGAGCTGGAACAAACCGGCCTGGAGAACATCGCGATTGCTTACGGCATCCCGTCAAGCTCCGTGCTGTCCGGCACGTCGTCGAAGGTTTTGAACCTGACGCCGGTTTCGGAAACGCTCGAACACCAGTTGATTTTCACCGGAATGAGCGCGACAAACAACGCACTCAACCGCACCGTGACCTTGAATAAGGTTGTGCGCGTCGGATCGACTGGCGCCACGTTTTATCGGGGCACAAAGCTGGTTGTTCCTGTGACGTTCGAGGCGCTGATCAACAGCTCCGGGACGTTCGGTTCAATCGTAGACGCAACCATTTCGGCATAGCAGCAAAGGCAAATATGCTGAAATTGCTCTTTTCGGAAGCGAAGGGGCAGGTTGACTACGTGGGATACAATCACGCGGTTTCCCTCCTAAATCGCGCAATCGGGGATCGGCTCGTTACGTCGAAAGACGACGGGCCGGTCGCCCGTATGTACTGCAACCTGCCATGGCACCATGACGCCAAGGGGCTCTGCCAAGGGCTCCCGCTCGTGTATTATACGATGTTTGAGACGACCAGACTGCCCAAGGGTTGGGTGCGGTTTCTGAACACGAACGTGGATGCGATCATAGTTCCGTCAGAATGGAATGAGGTCGTGTTTCGCTTGTCGGGCGTAAAGGTGCCGATTTTCGTGGTGCACCTTGGGTACGACCCGACCGTGTTCTCCAGGGTGCAGAAGCGTAAAATGGAAGGACTCTACGTGTTTATGTGGCAGGGCGTGGCGCACGACCGGGGGGGCCGAAAAGGCTACGACCTGGCTGTCGATGCGTTCAAGGAGCTGCAGGAAGAAGGAAGGCTCGGTGACGATGCCAGGCTAATCGTAAAAACGAAGCCGATGAAGGACGGGGATTTTAACCTTGGGGTGGATACGGGGCACGGCATTATCTACCACCATGGCGTGATGGAATGGAAAGACGTGATTGGGCTCTACGAAATGACGGACTGCTGCCTAAACCCGACACACGGAGAGGGCTTTGGCCTGATCCCGCTTGAGCAGATGGCAATGGGTAAGCCGGTAATTGTGCCGGACTGGTCGATGCCGTACCTGCAAGAAGGGTGTTTTGTGCCGGTCGATTATGAGCTAAAAAGGTCACAGATTGCCTGGACGCACCGATCCTTGCACATTTCGCTAAATGGCATGGCGCTCAATTTCGGTGGCCTGTCGCGCGAGATTTTTTTCATGCCAAAGCACCCAATACAGCTACGAAGCTGCAGTCGTGAGCCAGTAAAAATCCCCGGGCTCCCGTCCGTGGTCAAGCGGAAAATGGGCCGGCGCCACGTTGCCGTCAACAAGGCGGTCAACGCGCTGTCAAATATGCAGCGGAGGCTTGGCCTGTTTGTAGACAAAAGAAGGAAGCGCAGGCAGTTTGTTTTCGAGGACCCCGGCAAAGATGCATGGGTTTCTAAAGAAAGCCTGAAAAAGCAAATGCTATGGTGTTACCACAACAGAACGGAGGCGAAAAGAATAGGCGACAAGGCGCACACATACGCAAGGTCTTGTTGGACGATGGAAAGGATCAAAAATGAGTTCGAGGCTATTGAGCCAGAGCTGGAAGCCATAATAAAAAGGAAGGCAAAATGAATCAGGTACCAGTAGGAGCAGGAAGCGACAAGATAGAGGCGGTCAGTTTTCGGGTGTCGGGCGGATTTATGATGAGGCTTGGATCGACCGAAAAAAAGATCGAGGTTCCGCGACTCAGCTTCAAGGTTGGCGAGGAAGTAATCCGGGTAATTTCCAGCGCAATGAGCCAGGACGCGGCAAGCGCCGTGCAGGTTGTGGCCATGGGATACGAGCGGTCAGCCAAGGGGGCAGACCCGAAGGCATACGACGCGCTGTCGAGGGGCATTGAGGTGATGCTCAAAAAGATTTTGGAATACAAGCTATACGGGATGCTGTCGGAGTTGCTGACAAAGGTTTCGATGGGAACGATCTCGAAGGAGCTGATCGACGACATGCAGTTTTCGGAGGTTGCAAACGCGCTGACGTATTTGCTCAACGAAAACCTGGCGCCACTAAAAAACTTATTCGCCTCACTCGAAGCGATCACTTCATCAGAGAAGTAGAGCGACGTGCGGTGCCTTGGAGTGAGGCCGAAATGTACCTGATGTTTCTGAACGAATTCCGGATCAGGCCGGAGGAATTGAGAGAGATGCCGATCTACGACGTTTACATGATTCAGTACGCGAGAACAGCGTCGTACATCAACGATCTGGTCAGCAAAAGGCCGAAGCCTATGGGCAAAGCCCAGGCAGACAGATTCTTTGGAGGGTAACATGGGCGAGAGAGTTGGAACAGCCGAAGGCGTATTGACGCTCAAAACGACCGGGTGGCAGCAGGGAATATCGCTGGCCAAAAAAAGTCTGCACAGCTTTGGCGGTGCAGCAATGGGAACGGCCGCGGGCATGCTCGGAGCCCAAGGGCTCAACATGGCCATTCGCGCGATCACCGGCACGGTTGTCGATTCCGTAAAGCAGTTTCAATCATTCCAGAAGGCCATGAATGAGGTCAGCACGCTTGTGGACACAAACGTGGTCAACATGCGGGTGATGGAAAAAGGCGTATCTCAGCTATCCAGAAAATACGGACAAGACGCTGACGGCCTGGCCAAAGCTCTATACCAGACGGTGTCGGCAGGCATTGACGCTGGCGACGCACTCAAATTCCTTGACGTGGCAACAAGGTCGGCAATCGGAGGAGTGACGGACACGACCACGGCTGTCGATGCTCTGACCACGATCGTCAACTCTTTTGGGCTTGAAGCAGACGACGCAACGGCGGTATCCGACTCCCTGTTTACGGCCATCAAATTCGGCAAGACCACAATGGAGGAGCTGTCGTCCGTAATCGGCCGGGTCGCCCCCCTGGCATCATCTGCGGGGCTCACGTTCGACGAAATGAATATGGCCGTGGCTACCCTGACGAAAAGCGGCTTGTCAACAGCGGAGGCCGTCACGGCCCTACGCGGAATTTTGGCCAGCATGTTGAAGCCAACGGACGACGCAAAAAAAGCAGCCAAAGAGCTGAACTTGGAGTGGTCGACGAACGGCATGAAGGCCGCAGGCGGCTTTGCTAAATTCATGGACCAGGTAGCGCAAAAGACCGGGGGCAGCATCGACGTAATGACCAAGCTGATCCCAAGGGTCGAATCAGTTGGTGCCGGCCTAGTGCTTGCAGGCGAGGGGGCCAACGAATTCCAAAAAGGGATGAAGATGGCCAACGAAAAGGCTGGAGCATCCCAAGAAGCCTTTTTGAAAATGGCTGCGTCGTCGTACCTGGCCGGGGATCGTTTCAGGCAAATGCTTAACACGGCAAAGCGGTGGATTGGTTCAAAAATCAGCAGGGCGATTTCCGATGTTGCGTGGTCAATAGATTTCCTGTCTGCCGCGGCGACCAAAAACAAAGAGCGAATGGGCGAGCTTCTGAAAATCCAGAAGATCATGCACGACAACTATAAAGGCTTGACTACCGACACCAAAGAGCAGAGCAAGGAAGAAGAGCGCAGCTACCAGGAATGGTTGGAGCGGATGCGCAAGATGCGCGAATACGTGGATTCGTTCATGGCAGGCAAAAACAAGGACCCAAGAGCTGTTGCAAAAGAGCGGCTTCGCATCGAAAACGAAACCATTGAATCCATCCACACAGCAAGGGTGACTGCGCTCACATCAGAGATTAAACTGGAAGAGTTGCGTGGGTCAACGGCACAAAGAAACGACAAGGAACGGGTCGAATCTGCGAAGGCCGTGGCGAGAAAGCGAGCAGAGCTGGCATTTGTTCAGCAGCAACAGGAAATAGAAATGCTCGATCTCGAAATGGAAAGAAAGACACTTGCTGCCGGGAAGGACATGGATCGCTTGGAGGAACTCGCCAAGTGGTATGAGGCCAAAAAAGGAGAGATTGACGCAACGTGGGAAGCTGAAACCACAGCGCAATTTGAGATCATCCAAAAGCTGTCGGTAGAGTTTGAGAGGCAGAGGACAGAGCAAAAAGTCAAAGAAATGGCCGGGTACGTGTCCGATATTGTCGGATTATTTGACGACGTTCCACCAGCGGCAGAGCAGGCCATGAACGGAATGGCAAACGCGATCGGCAAGGCGCTAAGTGGCGACGTGATAGGTGCTGCGCTAACAGGCCTGATAACAATTGGCAGGGCGATAAAGGACAGCGGCGATGCAGCCAAAGAGGCTGCAAGGGCAAACAGGGAAGCAGCCAAAGAAGCAATGAAGGCGGCAAACGCATTCGTTAAAGCGCAGGGTCAGGAAGACCTTACAACCCTATCGCTGTTCGAGCTTGGCGACTTATACAGCGACACGCTCGACGTTTACAACGCAAACGTTTCAAACGACACAGAGGAAGGAAGAAGGATCAGGGAATGGGCTACTCAAAGGATGGGCCAGATACGCGGAGAGATGTCAACGCGGGAAGCGTTTGCTACGGCCAGTGATACCGGGGCGGCATTGCCTGACGAAAACACGGCCACTACCTGGGCCGGCGCAAAATCCATTGTTGAGCAGAAGGTTTCCCTTGGTGTCTACACAAGGGAGCAGGGAGATAATGCCTTAAAGGCCATGGCAAGGAAGCATTGGAAGTCGATGAGCCCGTCAGAATTTTCGGATACGATGGCTCTGGGAAGGGACGGTTACGGGGCAGACATAAGCTCTGGATCTGACTTGATACCGGACTTTACCCCGGTCGGGACGAACAGTGGGTCGTCCGGGTCGTCCGGGTCGTCCGTAACAAGCTACGCCCCGGCCAAAAAGAAGCGCGGGTCTGCAATGCTGGACTTCTTGAAAAATTCTGCTCACATTTACGACCAGCAACTCGACCTTGGCGACATCGGTGTTTTTGAGTACGTTGCGAAAATGAGAAGCCTGGCCGAAACGATGGAGGCTGTTGCGAATGACCCAATGGTGCCACAGTCGGTTTCGCTCGATCTCCGGCAGGAAGCCAAAAACCTGATGGGGAAGGCGTCAAAGGCGCTCCAGTCAACTACCGGCAACGGGTACAGGGGTATGGGTGGAGACACCACTATGGCGACTTCTGGAACAGGCGGTCTTTCGACAAATATGTATGGTGGCCAAGTCAGGATAGACCTTTTGCCTGGCTTTGTCGCTTCTCAGGGTGATGGGAACGGAATACTGTCTGCCGTAAACCAAATGAGCTCAATGTCGTCTTCTGGTGGCCTGCTTCCAGAAACCATGACGCTCGACGTGAACGTGAATCTTGGCGACCAGGGCGCAAACATCAACCCGGAAGCAGCAACAATAATCGGCAACATTCTCGGCGAGTCTATCAAGGTCGAGATGAATGCCAGGGGGGTAGTGTAATGAGCGCACCTGCTGTTTTGTCTGGAGCAACAGCCGTTCTAAAAATTAACGGCACGGACGTTAAAACCTACGGGATGCTGATTGAATCGATCAGCGACGGAATGCCGGAAGTAAGGTCGGCAGAGGAAGTGATACCGCGCAGGCACGGATCAATTGACATCACGAACACCTACGGCGGCAAAAATCTTAATATTTCTGGCTCGATAATAGCCGACACCCACGCCGACCTTCTGACGTACCTTGACGCACTCAAATCCCTTGTGCGGCTCCGGTTCGACGGGGAAGGTGTCCCTGTTGAGCTGCAGGACAGAACCGGATACGAATACAGCGCCAGGCTCGTTTCTTTCACAATCAACAAAAGGTCGCTATGGTACAACACCAGAGAAGCCACCTTCAACATGATGCTGCGCACGTCGCAACCCTGGGCAGAAAAGGCCACGTCGACAACCGCAACGAATGAAGTGCAATGCGGTAAAATGATTTCGATAGTAAATGCCGGGAACGCGCCGACCCCGCTTAGCCTGGAGGTAAGGCCAAAACCATCGCTGAACCTTTTTAGTGGCCAATGCGATGCGCACGGCGGCTGGTCGAACAGCAACGGAACGCTTTCAACATACGCTGGCGCAGCAGTTGTTCCGTGCATCTATGGCACGAATTCGATCCGGGTCCAAAGAACAGCCGGAGGATCGGATTTTAGCGCATACCAGGACGTGGTTGCCACAATCCAAACCGACGAATATTATGTGTTGAGCGCCTATATCCGCCCAATCGGAAGCCCTGCAAACACACAATTCAAGGTGCAGCTAAGATCAGACGTGCAAACAGATGCGGGGTCGAACCTTGGATCAAACGCTTGCATTGGCAGGTCGTTTGTCAAGATTAATGGGGCTGACCATATTGGCTTCACGTATGCGTATCTTGAGATCATCGCAGAGCAAAACAACAACGACTTCTATTTTGATGGGGTGATGCTGGAGCAGATCACAGCCGCAGAATACGCCGACGACGACTTTTTGCCTGGCCCATACACTGACGACGGCGACAGCGGAACGACCTATGGGTGCGGGGGCCTGGAGGCTGCGGTGACAGGCAAAAACCTGTGCCCGGCCGGCGCCAAGGATCTCGATATTGACAATTGGGATTCTGGATCAAGCGAAAGCAAGATCATTTACGACGAGGATGTTGGTCGACCAGTCCTGTTCAATAACGGCGAAGGCTCGAACTACTGGCTCTCAACAAAGCATTTCCGGCTCGATCCCGGGGAATACACGCTGAGCTTTAAGCATCGGTATCTTACGACTGGAGCCATTTACGCAAAAATTGTTTGCATCGGCGAAAACACGGCAGCAAAGATCGACGCTGGAACATGGGACACGACCTATTTTGACGGTCAGCTCGTCAGCACGGCTTTGACCGGAGACGAGGCGTGGACGACGTTCGAGGAGACTTTTACCGTCCCTTACGGCGTCACGTATGTTGCCCTGCGGTTTTACGATAATGCGGGCGCAACATGGGACACCCTTATGCTCACCGAAATCCAGATTGAGCTCGCGGACGCTGCCACAGCTTACGAACCGTACCGCAAAAAGTCGTTTGCATTGTACCCAACATTCAACACGCTGGCAGAGGACAAAATTTTGATCGACGCCAGACATAAGCAGGCCGTGTATTCATACGACACCACCCATATCGTGCGTAACACGATGGGGCAATTTACTGGGAGCTTTCTGGAGCTTTTGCCTGGGGCAAACACGCTTATCGTGAACACGGCAAGAGTGTCGGATTCAACACCAGAGGAACGCGGGTCCGCCTTCACGCTGATTACAAAATACAGGGAGCGCAAGATTTGAGACAGATTCTTGTTTATGACGCTTCTGCGCCGGTCGCGATTTTCGACAAAACCGAGGCCACGGCAATCATCACGCGCCAGCTCAATGCGCTTTGGGTTCTGGATTTCGAGTACGTTTACAATCCAAACAACCCGACAAACAAGTCGGAATTCTTGGTCGAAGACATGCAGGTTCGCGTCAGAGAGGAAGACGACGCGACAGACTATTCGGACTTCAAGATCACGGAAGTGACGAAAACGATCAGGCCGTCCGGGGCCGTGTCGGTTCAATGCAAGGCCCTCAATATCGCGATTGTCAACATGAGCAGAGAAGTGGTCAACGCCTTCCTGGATTTCAAGGGCGAAACCCCAACAAATATACTCGCAGCGATTATGGGGTATTCGTCCTATTCTGCCGGAACCTGCAACCCGACCATTGCCGTTGATTTGACTGTGAATTACGAATCCGTGCTATCTGCGATCCGCAGGCTGGCCGAGGCATGTTCTTGTTATTGGGATTTTGATTTCGCGAATTCAGAGGTAGACCTTTTGGTCGGGGCAAACATGGGCGCGGATAACGGCGTCAGGGTGGAGGCCGGCCACAACTTGAAAAGCCTGTCACGTTCACTTTTCAATGGTGAGGTTTTGAACAAGATTTACGGCGTCGGCGGCGGGGAGCCCCCGACAACGATTGCCGGGGCATTCCATTCGGTTTCGTCAGCTACGGCCACGGTGATTACGTGCGCCGGAAACAAGGTGGTACCAGAAAACGACTTTTGGAATACGAACTACCAGATCCGCTTCAAGAATGGCGCCCTGGCCAACTCGACATTCACCATAACGGATTGCGTGCATGGCACCACAAACGATACGATCACCACGGCTGGAGATATGTCGACTGCTACGGCAAGAGACGTTTTTGTAATAGAGACTACTGGTGGCGTCGAGGTCGATTTTGTCGGAAAGGATGCGGCCACCTTCGAGGGCGTGCACTCCAATGGGGAGCTGCAAAATGTGTCGAACTACGTGAAGACCCCGGCTCTCGACGGGACGTATGCTGGCGGAGGTGGGAGCGACTTGTGCGCGGACTGGACAAAGGTTGGCTCCCCGACTATTGACGAAAACACCAACGCCGCATACATCAAATACGGCCAGAAGTCGCAGCGCATCCAAACATCGTCTTTAACCGAGGGCATCACGCAAAACGTAAACCACGGGGTCGCGAACCAAACCTGGTCAATCGTTGCGACCGTTTATATTACGTCGGGCTCTGTCGCTCTCGCGATCCAGGAGGATGAGGATACCGGGTATGTTGCCGCGTCCGATGCTACCGGGTGGGTAACGCTGGTGCTTGAAAACATCTACGTCACGGACAGCGACATCGACGTTTACCTGTTGTCGGCAACAGCGAGCAGCGACTTTTACGTTGACAGCGTGCAGGTCACGAAGACGGTTGAGCCGCAGAGATTCGCGAACGTGTGTGAAAAAAAGCAACTCTGGAACGAATCGTTCGACAAGCTGCAAAGCGTTGCTGATGCAAGGGTGACGTATTCCTGCCAATTTGCCGACCTGTACCGAATCGACCCGGCCTCTTATCCGTTCAGCGAAATTGGACTTGGCGATACCGTGACGATCGTTGACGATGAGCTGGATATAAACGTAAGCGTGAAGGTGGTCGAACAGCGCGACAACGTGTTCGAGCCTGAAAAGCTGGAAAGTGTGATTTCTAATGCCTGACCCAACAAAAACGATTAGCAGGCTGCAGTCTGAGATTGCAGAAATTCGGATCGAGCAGATGCGGCAAAAACGCCGGATTGAGCAGGTCGGCGTGCAATACAAGCAGACTACCGGAGCAGGGCAGCAGCTCGCCACGGCCAGGCGAATTACGATACGTGGCCGGACGTACTACATCGACGGTGACGGCACGGCTGTTCTCAGGAGATTTAAGGCTGGCGCGTCTTCAACGCCTTCATGGGAAGGGGACATAGTAGGAACGCTTGGCATCAGGCCTGTTGACGCGTCAAATGCCGGCGTGATCATATTAAAGGCTGTTAGCAATAACGCGCAGATAGAAATGTACCGGTCTGATGCCGCTACATTGGGTGTTTATTTGAGAGCGAATGGAAGCGGCTGGCTATCAAAAGCCACGACGATAGGGAGCGCAACCGCCCCAGCGGCAATGCTTGACATCTACCATGCAGTTACGGGGGGCTCTGGTGATTTCACAAATTGCGATGCGACAGTCAAATATCGGGACACGTCTCAATACCCGCGCTTTTCCCATATAGCAAATTCCGCAGGTGTTGCCTGTGTTTACAACTATGAAACGGGAAAAGATGTTTATTGGGGAGAATCTTCCGACACGGGAGAGTACATATTCAGGGGTCGCAGCGTCAATATCAACAGCAAGCTAAAGGTTGGTGGCGGCGAATTCATCAAAATTTATACCTACACCCACACGCTCACGGCCGGAGAGGTTACAGCAAAGACGGTCAATCTCACAATAACGGCGGTTACGCTTGCGGCTGTCCGTATGGTTTCAGCCGTGTTTTATGATCAAAGCACCCCGTATGTTTATGCTTACCGTGATTGGGCGCACGGTTATGCGACACGGTGCCTTTTAACATCAGCAACTAATTGTCAAATCACATGGCCAAACCCGGGCGCAACAACTAGCGATACAGTAAGCGTTACAATCATTGAAGCAGCATAGGGGGAACAATGAATAAAATTGTGATCACGGAACCAGCCAAGGATGTAGAATTTTCACTCGAAAACCTGCACATCGACATCGACGTGGAAGCAAAAGAGATGCACGTCGGCCCGTTGACGCTCCCGGTATCTCAGTCGATGCTCAACGCTCTGCAGGTTGAGATTTCAACGGCCGTGGAATCCGTGCCTGGATACAAATCGCATGAAATCAGTTTTCAAGCCAAAGGAGGAGAGGTTGGATAGCGGGAAGAATGAGCCAAAAAAACGCGAATGCGTGCCCATACCAGGTGGCGCTTTTAAGCGCATCCTTGAAATCCAGATGGTGATAGACGATTCGCGCAGAGACTTGTCGAATTTTGTTGCCGGCGCCTTGTCGGCGTTGGGTCTTTCTGGCCCGTATGAAATTGATTTCGAGAAGCAGGAATTTGCACCAAAGGAGAAGGGTGATGATAGAAAAGGCGATGATGAGCGGGACGTTCTGGACGATGATGGTTGCGGTCGTGGCAATCGCGTCGATGATCCTGAATAGGCTCGACATTAAACGCAACGGCTTCACCAAGGCGCTTGAAAAAAAGCGTGACGTGAAGGACTGTGTCGAGTTTCGGAAGCGGATCGGTAAAGAAGTTGACAACAACACGGAATGCGCGGAGCTGATGGCCAAAAGCGCAGCGGAAGCAGAAAGAAACTTCGTCGTCAAAATGGAAAGCGGCCAAAAAAGGTTTGGCAGAATCGAAAAGTGCCTTATCTGGCTTGTCGAAAAACAAGGCGGCGATCCTGGCCCAATGGGGCTTTACGAATAGGGAGTGATTATGAAAACGATCATTTTGAAGCGAGTCAGCCACACGAACCACGCCACCTTTGGCGTATTGCTCGACGCAGGTATTCCGTTTTGTGTTACCCTGGAACTTCCGTGGCGAGACAACGAAACCAATATTTCGTGCATCCCGGAGGGAGTTTACTCCGTTGCCCAGCTCGACAACGACGAGGCATTTGACTTTCAGCATGTGCCTGGCCGAACGGGGATCCAAATCGAAGTGGCAAACATGACCAGCCAGCTTCTCGGCTGCATAGCGGTTGGTGAAAAATATGAGCCATTGGGCTCCGACCTTTGGGCGATCCAAGAAAGCAGGAAGGCCTTTTCGGAGCTGAAATCAAGGGTTCCCGGGAACAAATTCAATTTGAAAATCGTACCGCCAGTCAGGTCCGAATATATCTGCTACTGACGAAGGGAGGTGAGACGCATGAAGGCTGTTTTGATTGAGAAGCTCGTAAACCTGCTGATCAAGGCCCTGCCGGCCACGATCATCAAAAGCGGGATCGACGCCATGCTGGACAAGATCGAGGATGCCGTCGCGGGAACGGAAACGAAATTCGACGACGCAACGGTGTTGCCGCTTTGTAAATTCATACGGGAAGCCCTGGACATCCCGGACAACGACTGACCGTAACGTCATGTTTCATGTGAAACGGCGCCAGCTCGAAAGGGTTGGCGCTTTTTTGTTCCGACCCTTGTTTAAACCCTTAAAAATTATTTGACCCCTCTCACCACCCAAACACCGGGCTATAAACAGCGCCAGCACGTGTTTCCTGCCGTTCCTGCCTTGGTTCCAGGCGAAACCCAAACCCTAAAACGGGCCGAATATTCGACTTGACAGGATTTAAAGGATATTGTATATTACCACCACCACAACCACCACCACGAAAGGGGGATAAAGTGCAGAACACGGCAGAAATTAAAGCGGCTCTGGAGAGGAGCGGCATGTCGCGTCTCGAGGTTGCCAAGGCCATTGGTATGCCGTATGGCACGCTGAACAGCAAATTGAATGGCTACTACCCGTTTACTGACGAGGAGTCTGCTAAAATACTCGAAACCATATCCGTGAAAGGGGAGGTCGCGGATGCCGAATAGAACAATACGTGACTGGACTGATTCACGCCGGGTAAACGATCTATCGCCGCTCGCAGAGAGATTTTTTACCCGGCTGATAATGAAAGCTGACGACTACGGCAAGTATTACGCCCACCCGGCCATTCTGAGGGCCAACCTGTTTCCGACACAGCTCGACAAGGTAACAGAGGGGGAGGTTGCAAAATGGCTGGTTGAATGTGCATCCCCGGGACCTGTCAAGGATGAACCGCAGCCGTTGGTGATATTGTATCAATCGAAGGGAATCCCGTATCTGGAAATTCAGTCTTTTGGGCAAAGATTACGCCAAATGCGCCATAAATTCCCTGGCAGGCAAGTTGACGGTCAACCTGTCAGCGACTTGACCGACAACTCGCACGTGTCCTTCCTAGAATCCGAATCCGAATCCGAATCCGAAACCGAAGAAGAAGAAGGGCAAAACACACCCCCAAAACAGCCTGCGGCTGGAAAGAAGAAGGGGAAGCGTACCCAACCGTTTGAGGCTTCGAGGCATTTTGACAGGGCGGCATTTTTTGCCGACTGCCCGAAGGAATGGTCGGATGGCGAGAAAGAATACTGGTACGGTCAGGCCGGCGCCAGCAGCAACCGCGGGAACAAGTACGCCAATTGGGTATTGGCTGTCCAGAATTGGCGCAGGTCAAACCCGAACCAATATCCTGACTGGTTAAAGAGACAGCCGGTGAAAAAGAAGGAAGTGGTCCCTGACTGCAACAGGATGAAGGAAGAAGATGGCCGAAGGTGGCAATGCCAGCTCAAATATGGGCATGACGGGCCGCACCAATGGACAGAGCTTATGGGTCCAGGTGCAGCACGCGAAATATTGAACCTTGGAAAAATGGTTGGAAGGGGCGGCGATCCGTCAAGTATGGGCGATTTACTCAAAGCAAATATGGGCGAGTGCTTGGAAAAAAACAAGGCAGCAAAGGAGGGGGAGTAGGATGGACGGAATAAGTATGTACCAGGAGTGGATCAACACCCAAGATGAAAATCTTTCAGATGACCCAAAAGTTAGGGGGTACCAATGTGAGTGGGCAATGAAGGGGTGGGAGGCAGGCATCAAGGCCCACACTGAGCAGGGGGAAGCGGTGGAGTATATCAAGCGTGAATTGCCGATCATGGAGAGACAGGCGAAGTCTCTGGATCGCTACGAAAAACGGTTTGTTGAGGGCGGTATCCATTTTGCCAAAAAGGTTATTACACAGGCCACCCGCCCCACGGCACAGGAGCCATGCCTTTGTGATGATTGTGAAATTGGATGCGTCACTTATTCGGGTAAAGTTACAAAATGTAACGGTTATATAAAGAGCGGCACCGGCAAGGCAGCAAAGGAGGTAGCCAACTAAAACGCTTGCATTTGATACCAAAACATATTATACTACAACAAACCCAAAACAGGAGGGAACGTTATGGGTGCAGACAATCAGCCGGTCACGGTAATGGAGCCAATGGCATTGGCTCAAATGGCAGCAGGTGAGATCAACGCGCAGGTGTTGACCGCAAAACAATTTCCGCGAGTATTGAGTCAGGTCAGGGAAAGGATTTTTGCCTTGGCCGCTTCCGACAAAGAAACCGCCGAAAAATGCTGGTACGCCCTGCCGAGAGCCGGGAAGGTGATCGAGGGGCCAAGCATTCGCCTGGCAGAGATCGTTGCTTGCAGCTACCAGAATCTCAGGGCAGCGGCCAGGCCGATTGGGATTACTCCAACCACGGTCAGGTGTCAAGCTGTTTGTCACGATCTAGAAAACAATGTTGCGATCAGCACGGAAGTAGAACGCAGGATTGTTGACAAAAATGGCAAAAGGTTTTCCGACGACATGATCATCGTCACAACGAACGCCGGCTGCTCGATTGCTTTACGCAACGCTGTGTTCAAGGTGGTGCCAGGCGCCTTGTTTAAGCAGATAATGGACAAGGTGAAAAAGGTCGGTATGGGTGAAGAAAGGGCGTTTGCGGAAACGCGCAAAGCCATAGTCGAGAGGTTGATCTCGCTCGGAGGTACAAGGGAGGAAATCTGCGACTTGGTAAGCGTTCGATCTGTAAACGATATGGACGTGGATAGGGTCGGAACACTCCAAGGGCTGCTGAATGCAATTGATGAAGGTAGCGCGACCGCCAAAGAAATATTCGGAACAAAGCCGTCCAAAAACGCAAAGCCAGAGGTTGAGGAGCCAACACGCAAAGCCAAAGGCAAGGCAGCGGCTAAACCGAAAAAAGATACGGAAAAGCCAGATGTAGCAGCAACCAACAAAGAGCCGGAGCCGAAGGAAGAAAAGCCAATGACAGAAGCCGAATTCGCGAAGGGAATCTCGGGCGTTATGTCGCGCCTGCAGGAATATGGCATTACAAAAGACCAATACGAATTCGAGCTGGTCAAGGGTGGATTCAACGCCGACCCAATGAAGGCCAATCAAGACCAGTACGACAAAATATTGAGGCGCCTCAAAGACATGATGGGCGAGGCGTAGGAATGCTCGAATTCATTCCCGAAACTCACACGTATCTATGGGAAGGGCAAAAGGTGCCGTCCGTGACTCAAGTCATAGAGGACGCTTGCCCGTTTCCATGGCACGACGCAAACGTCGAAAGGGCGGCGGAATTTGGCCGCGTCCTGCACAAGACAACCCAACTTCACGATCTTGGCGAACTGGACACATACGATCCGGCGCTTGGGCCGTGGATGAAGGCTTGGAAAAGGTACCTGATGGATCTGGAAAACCGGCGCCACGGCCTGCTCGTCGTGGACATTAAAAGCGGCGCGTTCTCGAAATCCTGGTACCCGCAAATGGCGGCTTACGAAAATCTTTACAGGGAAGCGGAAAAGTCATGCGAGCCGATAATCGAAAAAAGATATTACTCTAAAATATACGGCTACGCTGGAACCGTTGACCGAATCTATCAACCCAAAATGAAGCGAGGCACCGAAAGGGAGGCGGTGCAGCTCTTGAAGACCGGAGATTACAAAATATACGCATCACCGAACACATGGCAGGCTGACTTCAATGTGTTTGTGTCGATGCTCAACGTTTACAACTGGAAGAAAGGTGGATAGGAATGGAAGAGGTCGTACAGGCCCAACAACAGGTCGAAGAAAAGTCGACGGAAATTGACAGATTCATTTCAGGCTCGATAGTCGTTCGAGTCGAAACCCCGGAACAATACGCCCATGCCGTGACTGTTGCAAAGGCAGTCAAATCCAAAGCAAAAGAGATGGAGGAGATGCGCAAGTCGATTGTGAAGCCGATCAACGATTCGGTTTCCAAGATTAACGCAATGTTCAAGCCGCTGATCGAAAAGCTCACCCAATTCGAGACTGGCATCAAAAACACCTGTGCCACATACGCGGCAGAGCAGGAACGCAAGCGGATCGAGGAACAGCGGTTGCGCAACGAGGAAATCAGGAAGGAACGCGAACGGATAGAGGCAGCAGCCAGAGAGAAGCGACGCAAGGAAGAACAGGCCAGAGAGGAAGAAGAAAAAGCCAGAAGGGAAGCCATGGAGGCTGAGGACGCGAAAGAGCGCGAGAGGCTCGAAAGACTGGCCGAGAAAAAACGGCAGGAGGCAGAAAAAGCATCCGCCGCCGCCGACGCCCAGGAGTCAATCGCCGAAACAGTTGTCGCGCCAACAAAACAGAAGCCTTTGAAAAAGGCAGGCGTCTACACCGTTGACAAATTCGAGGTCAAGGTGCAGGACGCAAAAAAGTTCATCGAATGGGTCGTCAAAACGGAAATGTGGGAATACCTGATCGTGAACGAATCTCTACTGAACAAGGAAGCCGCAAATACGAAAGGGGCGCGTCAATGGCCGGGGATCAAGGTGATCAAGTCGCAGACCGCAAAGATGCGAGGATAGAGAAGGGGCGCAAATTCCGCGCACCCGGCACAAAAAACGCCTGCTACGAAATTATGGAAGTCGGTGAAACGCAAGTACATCTGCGCGGGATCACCGAAGGGTCCAGAGGTTTCTGTCAGGTAAAGCGAGATGGTTTTATGGCTGTGGTGGCTGAATGGCTCGAATAAGCTACATGGACAAGTTGTTCCTTGAAAGCGCGATAAGGGACTGCCTGAAAACCATGGGCCGAGTCGAGCTGGAGCAGCTAATCGGTAAAATTATTGACGTGGCGCAGGGCAGTTTAATGGTCAAACGCCGGAGTCATTCACCGGAGACTGCGGGTTCGAATCCCGCCCCTGTTGCCCAAAAAGGAAAAAAGGATGCTTAAATACGTGGTAACGAGAACAGAAAACGCTCTGGAAAGCATGGTCATTTTTACGCCCCACATAAACCACGACGATGTTGCGAAGTCGCTTCCTGGCACTCCGGTGTCAGCTGGATTTATCAAGCACGGAATGGTTTGCGGGGAAAGCGCGACGCTGAACATGAAGGCCAGGCCGGATTACGATCAAGACCACTTGCGCGTGATGAAAATTTTCTTGGAGGACAAATGAATCAGGTTTTGGCGACAATACCGGTTTCAAATGGCAGGCGGTTGCGCGTGATAGATTCCAAGGTTGAGCGCGAAAACCACCTGCAACAAAGCCTCTTTGATAAGCGAACGGCCGACCCAAGCGAAAAAGATTCTTGGATGAGCGACACGATGGAAATCGTGCTGACGCGAAACGAGTGGTGGCCGTCACAACTTTACGCTGTGTTGGCCGTGCAGCCGTACCACCCGAGCTGGTGGGGCGCCCTCTGGTCAAAGGCGCAAAGCTATGGGTACAAGAAGGTTTGGTCTGACCACAGATCGAGCCCCACAAAATCAGCCAACAACAGAACGGAGTTTTTGAGGAGGAGGGTTTGATGGGTGATGTTGCAGAAATGATGCTCGAAGGGACGCTATGCGAAACGTGTGGTGTTTTTATCGGAGATGGAGACGGGTATCCAAGGCGGTGCCGCTCATGTAAAGGCGAGGATCACGCGGACGCAGGCAGATACGTTTTAGAGCTGCCGGAAAAAAACACAGGCAACCGCACGAACTCGACAAAGCTGCTAAGATCAAAAAGGGTTCAGTTCACGTCGCACAATTCCGGCAGGCATTTGATCGTGACAGGGCCGAATGGCCTGATTGATTTCTGGCCTGGTACCGGGAAGTGGATCGACAGGAAGCAGGGTCGCGGACGCGGGGTTTTCAATCTGGTCAAACACGTAAGGAGCAAGAAGCCATGAAGACAGACGTTATCTACGAGCCAAAAGGGAAGGCTCTGGAGTATTCTCCGCTGGCGCTGAATTTGTTTGATGGGTGCCCTCACGGATGTACCTACTGTTATGCGCCACTCGCCAGACATATTGACAGGAAAAGGTTTCACGATTCCGTCACCCCGCGAAAGAACATCATTGAGCGGATACGGAAGGATTGCGCGAAGCTGAAGGATGCAGGCGAGGACCGAAAAATTCTGATGTGCTTCACGTGTGACCCGTACCCGAACAACCGGCCAGACCTTCACAAGATCACCAGGGAGGCTTTGGAGGTATTGGCAGAACACGGCATGAAGGTTGCCGTCCTGACAAAAGGAGGGAAAGCGGTTTTAGGCGATCTTCCGCTATTCATGATGAATGGGTGGAGTCTCGGGGTCACATTGGTATATGGAGACTCAGACAAAGCGGCTGAATGCGAGCCGTTGGCTGCTCAACCGGCTGAAAGAATGGCAACGATAATTAAGGCCCATAACGCCGGGATTGATACCTTTGTGAGCCTGGAGCCGGTAATAGATCCCGCTGCCGCGATTACCATAATCAAAACCATAAAATCACACGTTAATTTGTGGAAAATCGGGCCGCTGAATTACAACAAAGCGGCCATTGACGGGGTGGACTGGCGCTCGTTTGTGGACGACATTAGAAAAGAGCTTCCGCCAGAACGGTATTATCTCAAAAAAGAGCTTTTGGTGAAAGCCGGGGAGGATGGAAACAATGCCGTCGCTCCTGCATGATGCGCTCGTAAAAAAGGCCGGAAGCTGGCTGCGGTCGATTGGCTGCTCCATCGTTTTTGAGGAAATGGTTACAGCGGCAGGCGAAACCCCTGACGCAATCGGCTGGAGCGGATCGCATTCTGTCTTGGTTGAATGCAAGGCGTCAAGACGAGATTTTATCAAGGACAAGCAGAAATGCTGGCGACGGCTGGATGTTCGCGACGGGCTCGGCGAGTGGAGGTTTTACCTGTGTCCGAGAGGCATGATCCAACCGGAAGAAGTGGCCGAATCGAAGTGGGGGCTGCTATGGTGCCACGGAAAGAAAAAGAAAATAGAGGTCGTCGTCGGCCCGGAAATGCACAAGCAATACGCGTGGGGTTGCCCGCCGTTCAAGTCAAGCAAAAGATCAGAGATTCTGATGATGGTCTCCGCGTTGCGGAGATCGGGTATAACCAAAAAACCTGCGAAGCAGGGGAAGGAGAAGACCCTATGAGGGGATACGTATTCAAACCAAGCCCGCCCAAAACGATCGCGATTGACGGCAAAGTTCCGATCAATTTCGACACGATTGCGCAAAACGTGGACAGACTTCTTGTCGGCCACGGCCATTCGGAAAGTGACATCATTTCGATCAACATGATGACAATGCCTGGCGACCCGATCCCGGCATTCATCGTGTGGGCGCGTGGAATGGGGCATCCTGACAATGTTCCCAACCCAAAAGCCGAAGCTGTCGAACAGCAGCCGGAGTCGAAGCCCGAAGCCAACCAGGACGCAAAAGATGCTGACGCACAGGAAGCGGCAGGAGCGGACAGTCCGGAAGGCGAAGAAAAGGCCGCAGAATGAATTTGGGCCACATCCTAAACCTTCCGGTATTGGTGCCGGAGGAAAAAAAGAAAGGCCACACCCCCTGGGAGCTAAAGCCGGAAGCGTTTCGCCGCGACAGGATGAAAAAGCCGCGAAGCTGGAAGAAGGCCATGGCAGAGGGGAGGTCGTGGTAATGCACCAACTATACCGTGTTCTGATGGATACGGCTAAGAAGGTGAAACCGAAAAGCTACCTGGAAGTGGGTGTCCGTGAAGGGCACTCGCTTCTCTCGGTTTTGCTTGGCCATGTTCCAGAAAAGATCGAGCTGGTTGACAATTGGGGCCTGCACTCTGGAGGCACCGGAGCAAACGACAGGGAAAGAATCAGGCAAACAATTGAAATGCTCGGAGTCGATGAGGTGACGGCGATCCACTCCGGGAACAGCGAAGAAGTGCTTCCGCTTCTGACCGGGCCGTTTGACATGGCCCTGGTTGATGGCGACCACTCGTATTGGGGAGCCAAGGCAGACTTACGGCTGTGCTGGAGGCTGCTTGGTAGTGGTGGCGTTTTGGTCATGGACGACCTACACCACAACAGGCACCCGTATCTGCGTGTTGTTTTTCTAGAGTTTTCGTATAGCGTATCTGACCAAGTTAAGGAAACGGAGCTGTTTGATGAATGGCCTGGAGTTGGGAGGTTGTGGAAGAAATGAGCAAGAATTTTGACTTCACATATTGTTTGAGCGTCAGACAGCCGTGGGCCTGGGCGATCGCGGAAGGCGGGAAGGACATCGAAAACCGGGATTGGGAAACCGGGTTCCGTGGGAGAGTCGGCCTACACGTGTCAAAAACGAATGACCCTGCCGCATACGTCAACTTCCAAGAGCTAAGAGAGAGAATGCCCGATATTCCGGCAGCACCAGAAGGTTTGCCGGTCGGCGCCATAATCGGATCAATTGAGATCGTGGACTGCGTGACAGAATCGTTTAGCCCTTGGTTCTTTGGGCCGTTCGGATTCGTGCTGCAGGGATACCGAGCGCTGCCAGAGCCTATGCCTTGCCGGGGTCAGTTAAAGTTTTTCAAGCCGGTGTTTGCGTGAGCAGATACCGCATGTCTGATATGCCGGTGGACTACCAGAAGAAATACGGCCCCAAGCGTTCTAAGCGCAAGGGGCCTTCTGGCCGGCGCGTTGCCGTCCCGGAGAGCAGGATTCAGGCCCAGGCAGAGGAGTGGTTGGAATGGAACCACCTGCCGTTTTTCAGGCTCCCCGACCTTTTGATGAATTGGGTTTTTGGGTACGGGTCAAAAACGCCGGAATGGATCAAGCGGTTCCTGCGAAGCTACATGAAGGACTGGCCAGATTTGATTTTGTTTGAAGACGAGCCGATCCCTGGCCACGGACGGTACCTGGCGATAGAGCTAAAGTCGAACATGGGCAAATTGAGCGACGGGCAAAAACGAATGCAGAAGGTTCTCGGCACGGTCGTAGTCAGGAGCTTCATGGAATTCGTAAAGGTTGTCCAGGAATGGAAAAAGGAGACAAAAAAGACATGACATTGAAGCAGGCAGCAAAGACCTTACGTATTTCATATCGAAGGGCGCTCGATGCCGTCCACCGCGGCGAACTCGGCGCCAGGATGATCAAGGGCCAATGGGATGTGCAGATCCCGTTCACGGAGCAGGCCATCGGCGTGAAGGCAATCGCCGAAATGCTCGACGTGTCACCACGGTTTATACAGGTGCTATGCAAGCGCGGCCGCGTTCGCGCGATCAAGCTCAGAAAAGAATGGCGAGTCGCCGTATCTGACGCAACGAAGCTAATCATGGCGAGAAGCCAACCCCCGCGATCCGACCAGTAAAAGCCCCAAAAAACACGCACAAAAATCCCGCCCGTTAAAAAAAAATCGTAACAGATTACCACTAAACGAAATAAAATTGCTGTGCCCTATTGACAGTAGTATCATTTCATACTATATTAGTATCAACAACAAACAACAAACCAAACCAAGGAGCCAGCCGAATGACGATCAAAAGCGAAAAGACCTTCAAGATTCTCGGCCTCAAAATCACGAAATACCGGGTGGTCGGGTTCCACGGTCAACGCTGGACGCGCCTTTTTATCAACGGCCTTCAAATTTCGTAAGGGGGATGAAATGGAAAAGAAGCTGGCATATCTTGTCGTCAAAGGAACAAAATACCTGTACCGTCTCCCAAGGGCTAAATACGCGTTTTGCTCATGGGTGAAGCGCCCAGACGAGGCCAAGCGTTACGAAATGTTCGAGGAGGCGATCGGCGTTGCGAAGAAGGTTGGCGGGAACGTGAAATTGGTCCAATTTACCAAGTCGTATTACTGTGCCGAATATGACCGTGACGACCAGAAGGTTCACGTTTACGACCATTGGACGACGGAGAAAGCGAAGACGAAAAACGACGCGATTGACGAAGAAGTGGCCGGGCTGAAATACGAGATCGAGCTGCGCCAGAACGCAATCCGAGAACTTGAATCCGCGAAGGAGGCCAACTGATGAGCAACCAAGATATCGTTCGCAAGCTGCAAAAGCTCCGCGTGATGGCAGAACGGGCCACCGGGCCGGAATCTGAAAATGCCAAAAGGCTGTTCGATTCGCTGATCGACAAATACGGAATGGATGCCGACGCCTTCGACGCAGAAGACCGCAAAGACTACCGCGTTTGCTACACCCGGGAAATGAAGCGGTGGGCGAACCATGTCGGGTTTTCCCTTGGGCTCGAAATGCGCCACCTGAAAAAAGACAGCGGCGTGATTTTCGTCAACGCAACCCCGACAGAATGGGAAGTCTACCAGAAGGCGCTGGAAGCAGTCAAGCTGATCTATTTCGCCAAAAAGGCCGAGGTCATGGCGAAGCTCAACGGCTATATGTACGGCTTCATGCACACCGCCTACCCTTACACGAAAGAGGAGCCAAAATGCCCGACCGCTGGCTGCGACAATACCTTATCCTACTCCAAGGAAGATCGGCGGTACTACTGCCCTCTATGTGGGTACAAGGGCAAAAAAATGCGCAAATTCAACGTTGACCTTGAAGAAATCGTCGCCGGGAAAAGAGACTCCGGCAGGCTAATCGCCCAGTAGGGCAGGGAGGAATCATGAGCGAAAAGGAAAGAATCTTGCAGGCCTTCAAAGAATACGGCTTAATGAGCAAAATCCAAAAAGACGAAATTGGCCGACGCGCAAAAATGAAGGGCGTCAGCATCATGGAATACATGCTGAGCGAAAACAAGGGGGAGGTGGTGACGAAATGAGATGGCAGACACAGGCGTGGATCAGGGAAAAAGGCGTAACGGCGCCACAGACGGTTGCGCTAATTCGCAACCACGAAGAAAAAGTTTCCCGCGAAATCAAAGAGCAGATCGAAGCGGAAATTGATTCGCGGATCGGATCGGAAATGAAGCGGTATCTGGAAGACTTGCCAATTTTTTAAAGGAAGGTGCTAAATGCCTGGATGGAGAATGCAAAAGCTACCGAAAGAACCGCAGACGGCAGAGGAATACGAGGAGCAGGACATTTGCTCTGGTTGCCTTCCGTATGATTCCGAATGCCCGTACCGTGGCGATCCGGAAAACCTGACAGTCGAAGAAACCTACGTAGGCCAGCGGTGGGTTTGCATGCACTACGACGGCGGAGAGGAATGAGATTATGGCAGACGATAGCATGATGTTTGAGGATCGGGAGGCGGCGGAACGCTTCATCGCAAAATACGACCAATGCGGCGACGATGGCGGACTGATGGCCCCGGAACAATGCCAGATGTGCAAAAGCTGGTCATTGCCGGTGGAATTGAATGGAGATGGGCAGATCGTTGACGCAAACGGCGCAGCCGGCCATGTTCGACTGTGCCTTGGCTGTTTAGAGGCAGTAACAGGGAAGGGGCCGGAAAATGAATGAGGAACGAATCCCAACGACCGAATGTGAGGAATGCGGGGAGGAGGCGATCTGCCTTGCCACGCAACCCGGCAGGTGGACGGACTGGCAATGCCCGGAATGCGGTCACGAATGGCGTGAATGGGAGCGGTAAAAAAAACGCAGGAAACGCAAAAAAACACTTGCGCGACCTATCTTTTTATATTAGATTGGTATCATAACATATCACTAAACCCAAGCGAAGGGAGACGACGAATGCCCAGAACCAATCAGCAAATCGCAAAAGCCGCAATCAAGCGGGTGCGCGACGAACAGGTCATCGACCGGTATTGCCAGGCGCAGGCAAGCCGCACGCCAGAACAAGTCGAAGAAGAACGCATGATGGCCCGCGCTGCTCACGGCAAGGGCGTCAAAATGGTCAATATCATCACAGGCGAAACGTATCTCACTTAACCAAGAAAGGGGGCCACGAATGGCTCACGAACTCACCAAAAACCAAAGCGGCCAGTACGAAATGATGTATGTCGGGCAGAAGCCCTGGCACGGGCTCGGTCAAAAACTCGACAAGCCGGCCACGGCAGAGGAAGCGATCACGGCCGCGAACCTGAACTGGACTGTTTCGCAGCGCGAGATCATCACGGCAGACGGGATCGACCTGCCGAATCACCGCGCAATCGTGCGCGACGACAACAAAGACGTTTTCGGCGTAATGACTCAATGGTACCAGCCGATCCAGAACGCGGAAGCCTTCGGGTTTTTCGACAGCGTGGTCGGTACCGGGCAGGCCATTTACGAAACTGCCGGTAGCATTTTTGGCGGACGCCGGATTTTTCTGACCGCAAAACTGCCCGGCGAGATTCGCGCCACCAAGGACGATGTGACCCAAAAGTACCTGACGCTGATCAACGGCCATGACGGAAGCCTGGCCCTGCGGATGTACTACACTCCGGTCAGAGTTGTGTGCAACAATACGCTGAACGCATCCCTGCGCGACGCGAACAGCAGCGACTCCATCGCCATCTACCACCGGGGCAACGTCGAAAAGCGCATCAAAGACGCACAGGACGCTCTCGGGCTTGCGCACCGCTACTACGACGAATTCCAGAACATTGTTGACCGCCTGGTCGCAAAGCAGGTCGGCGCCAAGATGGTAGACGACATGCTTGCCGAAATTTTCCAGACGGAAGGCAAGGACCCGAAGCATAGCACGGCGTTCGAGAACGCAGAAAAGACCAAGAATATGTTCGAGAACGACCCGAAGCAGCAACTCGCCGGGATCAAGGGAACGATGTGGGCTTTCTACAATGCAGTCGCCCAATACGCGGACCACGAAGCGACCGTCGTAAAAGGTGCGGCGGACAAGCGGTTCAACGCTATCGTAAGCGGAACGTCTGCGGGAACCAAGCAGAAGGCCATGAAGCTCTGCCTGAAATCTCTGTAAGGGCCGAATGGGGGGAGCTTGCGAGCTCTCCCCGTCCAACCCTAACAAAAGGAGTGCCAGATGCCAGTAGCAACGCAAATAGCCAGAGAGGATCTTGTGAAAAAAATCGCGAGAACCGTCAGCTTCAAAGACCGTCTGATCCATATCAACGACGAGTTGAAGTCCGGGAAAAACGAAGACGACCTGAAAATGAGCGTGTTCGAGATCGAGGTTCGCGCCAAAGACGGAAACTTCAAATGGATAAAGCGCGACGACGCCAAATTCGTGAAGCTGTTTTCATGGGGCGTGATCAGGCGCAGCATTGACAAGATTCACGACCTGCGGGAACGGCTGAAAAATCTCGATCTGCAGGTATGCGAAACCATGGGGCGCGACTGCGAAGGATGCTCGCGCGAACACGAATGCGATTACAAATAGCCAGAAAGGCATGCCAGTATGAAAATCTACGAATACCACATAAAGCGGAGCCTGTTGAGAGAGGAGCCTGACCGCAAATTCACGAACCCGAACGACGTTGCGGCAATGGCCCGGCTTTCAATCGACATGGACAGGGAGCAGGAGCAGGTTTGCCTGATGATTCTGAATGGCCGCAACGAAATGCACTCCTGTTCCGTCCTTTTCGTTGGCTCTCTGGACGCGGCGATCATCCACCCGAGAGAAGTGTTTCGGCCTGCGATCATTGCAGGTGCGGCGTCGATCATCGTTGCGCACAACCACCCGAGCGGCGACCCGGCCCCGAGCCAGGCCGATAAAGCGATCACGAAGCGACTGGCCAAAGCAGGCGAGCTGATGGGGATCAAGCTGCTCGATCACGTAATCGTAACCGAGGACAGGTTTTATTCAATGAAAGGGGAGGGGGATTTCTGATGGCTAAGACACAAGAGTTTTTGCCTGTTATTATTGCGCTTAAGGCCTACAACGACAGCAGAATCGGCGGTAGCGACGAGCTGGAAACCGACCTGATCGACCTTATTTGTGACGTGGCCCACTATGCGGACTATATGGAAATTAACGGCGCCGCCGTGTTTCGCATGGCTCTCCACAATTACGAAGAAGAAAAGAAAGAAGGGCCGGTAAAGCTGCTGATCCGCGGGGAAGCTGGCAGCAGGCGGGTTTTCGTGAATTGCAAGGAGCTCGACCCCGCCGAAAGCCAGAAAGTTTTCAACCATTCGCCGGACGGGTTTGCCTGGGGGTACAGCGGAAGCGGCCCGGCACAACTGGCGCTCGGCATCCTGCTGACCTTCATGGGTAAGCAAATGGCGCTCAAGTGTTACCAAGAATTTAAGCGGAAGCACGTCGCAAAGTGGGCGATGGAAGAAGATTTCATGGTCGAGCTGGACGTTCTCAAACTGATGAAGGAGCTAAGCTGATGGACCAGAAAACCGCAATGAGGGTGTTGGGCATGGTAGTCCCAAACAATTCAAGGCTGATGATTTTGAAGCAGGCCATGGTCGAGACAGGCGTTCTTCGCGCGACAAATCTGGATCAGTATTTTGTCTATTCGACCGGGACCACTTTTACTGGCGCCATCGATGCTGCCTTGTACCGCAAGACAAATTCTCTGGAGATGGCCAAGACAAAGAATGTGGACGTCGACGAATTCCCAAGCCTGCCGACACCCAACAAGGGTGAAATCCCGGTATCCAAATACGTGTTCGACGGGATCGACCTAAACACGCTGGCCAAGTATGCGAGCTATGACGATACCCGATTGACTCTCAACGGGATTTACTTTGACGCGGAACGCGGCTACGCGGTGGCGACAGACGGGCACAGGCTGAGAATGGTTGAATGGAAAGGGTTCACCAGAGGATTCATTCTGCCGATCAGAGCTGCAAAGCTGTTGGCCCTTGTTCAGAACGAAATAGCGAGTGCGCAGATATTCGTTGACGAGGAAGGCGAGCCGGGCAAAAAGACGACGCACCACCGGCACATGCAATTCGTAGGGCAGAACTGGCGGCTGATAGTAAAGCTGATCGAAGGGCCGTACCCGAACTACATGAATGTGATCCCCAAAAACGGCAACCCGGCCTACATCAGCGAGGAAACGCGGAGCGGCCTGATAAAGTGCCTGGATGTTCTGAAACCGGTCTACCAGAGCAAAAAAACGAGGCAGGTCATTTTAAGGCAAAACTGGCTTTATTGCGCATCTTCTGACATCGAAAAATGGTGGAAGGTGAAAGCGCCCGGCACCTTCATGCCGAAGGCGATCACGACAGCGAGAAATGCTTCGCTGTATTGTGCCCACCAGCTCAAAGCGGAATACAATACGGCAGCGCAGCTATACCGGGCCAGGTGCACAGAATGCGGTGGACGCGGGGAATGGAGAGACAATATTGCCCTGGCCAAAGACGATTTTGCCGAAACCCCGATGTTTGAAATCGGCTTCAATGGCGACTACCTGCGGGAAATCCTGACAGACAACCGGCAGGGAGATTTGAGTTTCGGAAGGAGTGCGCTGGAGCCGGTCGTATTCACAACGCAAGGCCCTTGGTCGAAAACCCTTTTGATGCCTTTGCGCATTATGAGCGAGCAGCGGGGAGAGTGCGATTGGGGGAAACACGAAGAAGTGCAAACCCCACAACCAACCAAGGCCGCAAAAGCGAACACAAGCCACATACAGCCCCCACAGGCCGCGAACGGGGCAGAAACATACCTTACCATCTGCGAGATCGGCGTAAATGGGTCAAAGGTGAAAACGTGCTTTGCCGTGACCCCTGGCGAAAAGTCTCCGCAAGCCGCTGTCATGCTTCACCTTGCGGAGAATCTGGAGGGGCTCAACGTGCAGGTTTTGGAGCAGCGCCCTATCCTTAAAAAAGAGCAGGACGTTCTATCGAGAATGGGGATGATATGAAACAAAATCAAATACTTGACAGCAGCGACAAAACAATATATATTGATACCATGAAAAAACAAAAAGACGAAGTCGGGGTGTGTCTCAGAACGCCAAAGGCCATCCACAACGCAGCAAAAAAGATGGCGCAAAAGCACGGAATGTCGATGAATACCTACGTGGTGCGTGCTGTCGCAAGGCTCAACGACGAGTTGAAGAAAATCGAGCCCGTGGCATGAGGTTACACACTTCCAACTTCGCAAAACACGGCTCCGACCCCAAAGCGGTGTCAATCGCAGCAAAGGCCCCATATTGGTACAAAGGGAAAAGCCTGGCGCGGTTGGCGCCACCTTGGGAGTTGGTGAAAAGCGACGCAACCCCTGAACAGTACAAAGAGGTCTACGTCCGGGACGTGCTGTCAAAATTCGACCCGACACAAATAGCCGAACTGGTTGGCGAGGATGCGATCCTTTTGTGTTGGGAAGCGGCAGGAAAATTCTGTCACCGGCAGCTTGTAGCTGAATGGATGCGAGAGGCTGGCATCGAGATCGACGAACTGATGCCTGCGCCAAAGCCAGAGCCGCCAAAAGAGCCGGAAGCCCAGCTCGACCTTTTTTAAAGTGAGTACAAAATGACCGAAGACATTCAAAGAATTATAGACGAAAAGACGCAGGTGTTGGAAAACCGGCGCGGCGAAAAGGCCAGATTGGAATTGGAATCGCGGCAGGTCGGACTGCAAGACCAGACCGACCTTACGCGCATATCGGCCCTGGCCACGCAGATCGCGCAGCTTGAATCCGAGATCGCGTCTTTGAAAGCGAACTGAATGCCAAGGAGTGACCGCTGGTGAAAAACTCTGTTCCTTGCCTTTTGGGGCACGAACTTGCGGGAGAGCGAGAGAGGGACAACTCACTCCTTTTTATTTTTGAAACGCGCTACGCCCGGCCAGGATCGGACTTGACGGTAAGCGCACCGGACGGTCTGATCCATAAATGTCGGGATAGAAATGGTGGAAAGGGGCGTTGACGGAGCTGAGAGTAGCCAAAGGGTAGGTTCCGGAGCCCCCGTAGCGAACCAATTGCCAGAAGCCAGAAGCCAGAAGCCAGCCAAATTGACGCGGTGAGAGCATGAAATTAATGCGCCCGGCCACCAGCCGGGAGAACTTGGGGTAGTACCAGGTCACCGCTCCACTTTTCGAGGTCGCATGTTTCACGGATCGGTACCGGCAGACGTTCAGGCCATCGTGCTCGACACGGTAAAGGACTGGAAGGAAAAGGACGTTTACGTCGGCTGCTCCGGCAATTTCACGATTGAGCGCGTCCTGCAATCAGCAGGAATCCCCAATATCCACAGCAACGACGTGACCATTTACAGTTGCATGATCGGCAACCTGTTGGCCGGTAACCCGATCGAGCTGGAGCTGAATTCGCACGAATACCCCCACTTCGCCTGGATGGAGAAATACATGGAGACGCCGACCGGCCGGGTGGCGTGCATGATGCTGTGCACCAGGCTGATGTTTGCTGTTGGGCGAATGAATCCGTATTACGACAAGCTGGTCAAGCAATACGAGAGCCAGTTTGAAAACGTGCACGCAAAGACAGTCGAAAAGCTGGCCAACGTAAAGATGAAGCTCGCCAGCTTCCACGCGGAGGACGTGTTTTATTGGGTTGATCGCGCGAAGCCGGAAGACCCGGTAATCTGCTACCCGCCGTTTTTCGCCAACGACTACGCCAATCAATTCGCCAAGCTGGAGAAGCTGTTTACCTGGCAGGCGGTACCATACGAAGAATTCAACGAGCCGCGCAAGCTGGAGTTTTTGGAAAAGCTGATGGATCGCAAAAAGTGGATGGTCGGCCTGCACGTCCGGTTCCCGCAACTCGAGCCATATCTGTCCGGAATGGCCAAAACGACCAACCGCGGGGTGTCGATCTACATTTATTCGAACGCGATGAAGGGCAAGCGGGTTGTAGTGCCAAACCAAAAGACCGCCCCCGTCCTGATCCCCAGGCTGGCAAAAGACCAGGAGATCGGCGACAAAATGTGGATAAAGCAGCTAAATTACGCAGAATTCGCAACCCTGCGATCCGAATACATGAACGCAAACATTTGCCCCGGGCAGGCCTTTGCGAGCTTCGCGGTCATGGTTGATGATCGGATGGTCGGCTGTTTCGCTCTCGGCGGCGGACAAGGCCCTGGCCGAAAGCAGGGACTCGAAGATCCAGCGGTCTACATACTGTCGGATTTCCCGGTTGCCCCGTCCAAATACAAGCGGCTGTCAAAACTGGTGCTCTACGCCACCCTGACAAAAGAGGCGCGGATTTTGATAGAGCGGGTTTCGAAGAAACGGGTGAACAGCCTGATTACGACCGCGTTCTCAAAAAAGCCGGTTTCCATGAAATACCGGGGCGTGTACGAGCTGATGGACAGATCGCAAATCCAGAAGAAGATTGCCGGCGCCTCCGACGACGTGAACCGATATTATAGCCAGGGCTACATGATCAACTATGGCGCCCTGCTTGGTCAAATGACGATGAAGGAGGCTCTGGAGCTATGGAAGAAAAAGCACGCCCAAAAGTAACCGCCAAGATCATAGAGGTTGACCCAAACGACCTTGTTCTGCTCGAAGTCAATGCCCGGTTCATGAAGCATGAGCAATACCAGCGGCTTGTGGAAAACGTTAAGCACGACGGTTGCCTCACGTCCGTTCCGTTCGCAGCCAAGATTTTTGAGGGGCCAAACGAAGGCAAATACGAAGTGGTGTCCGGAAACCACCGGGTAAAGGCCTCAATTGCCGCAGGGTTGACGAAAGTCCACGTCCTGGCCACGGACGAAAAGCTCGACCCGGCCCACAAGATGGGAATCCAGCTTAGCCACAACAGCATCGCCGGGGAGGACGACTACGCGATCCTGAAAGAGTTGTATGAGGGAATTGACGACGTGGACATGAAGCTCTACGCCGGGCTGGACGACAAAACGCTCGAAATGCTCGAAAAGGTCAGAATTGAGAGCATTGGCGAGGTCGGGCTGAAATACCAGATTTTGAGCCTTATCTTCACGCCGGACGAACTGGATGCCACCCGGGCCATGGTCGAAACCATACGGGAATCGGCCAAAAACTGCGACGAGGCATGGATCGCCCGGTTCTCCGATTACGACAGATTCGTTGATGGACTTGACGAAGTGGGCTCTGCATACCAGATTAAGAATATGGCCACTTCCCTGATGCTCCTACTATCCATCTACAATACCCACAAAAGCGCGTTACAGGCCGGCTATCTCGACGAAAACGGTGAGGCCCTACACAACAACTGGGTTCCGCTCTCGTCGATTCTCGGCACGTCCAAAATCCCCGCAAAGGCCGCAGCCATAGTCAAAAGAGCGGTTGACAAGATGATCGACGATGGAGTCCTGAAAAAGAAGAATGCCTGGCAAGCCATCGAGCTGTTGTCCGCTGACTATGTCGCAGGGGCCTAATGAGGAAACGGGTAGGCAAAAAGTTTGAGCCCACGCAAAAGCACTTCGAGATCGCCCAGAAGGCAGCACAAAAGGGCTTAAATCACAAAGAAATCGCCAAAGTGCTTGGGATCAGCCCCAAGACTCTCCAGAGGCATAGGGCCGCGTTTGACCAGTACCTTAAAAAAGGGTCAGAATCCGGGCTGGACGATAACCTGGCCAAAGTCGAAAACGCGCTGCTCACGCGCTGCCTTGGCCGAAGCTACGACGAAAAGCACACCGAGCGCAGGCTGAACGCTGCAGGCCAGGCCCAGGTTACGACAAAGGTGGTCACAAAGCACGTTGAGCCATCGGACGCGGCGATATTCTACTACCTGACCAACCGGTCCAAGGGCAGATGGAAAAACGCCTGGAAGATCGACTTCCCGAGCGAGCAGAGGCAAATCCCGGTCGTCAGCAATATGAAGGCCAAGCCAAAGCCGGAAAAGCCCAAAAAGCAAAAAGATGATAGAGATGGAAACGAGCCAAAATCCACAAAAACCGCAAAAAAAGCCAAAGCCCCCAAAAAGGACAGAGAGATTAGAGAGAAATGAGTCGCGACATCGTAAATGGCTGCTACTCGTTTTCCTACCTTCCGACCCAATGGAAGGTGCTGAAATCCCTGGAGTCGATGCAGGCGCTCAACTACCTGTACTCTGGCGGCTTTGGCTCCGGCAAGACCCGGCTGATCGGGGAGCTGGCCTGGGAGCTGATGTTGGCCTACCCGGGAATCGAGATCGGCGTCTTCCGCAAAACGCGGGTCGGCGTTTACGACACTACATACAAGACGTTCACGGATGAGGTAATCCCGCCAGAATACATCCTGAAAAGCCAACGATCGACGCTGGAGATATGGTCGCTGAACGGGTCGTATGCCCACTTTTTCGGGATCGACAACTTTGCCGCAAAGGGCTCGCTCCGGTTCGACGTGATCCTGATCGACGAGGCGACGGAGCTGGAGGAGCCGGACTTCATCATGCTGCAAGGCCGGTTGCGCGGCAAGGTGTTCCCGCGGCCGGCCATGGTCTGCGTCTGCAACCCTGGCCCACCCGCAGGCTTTTTGTACGAGAAGTTTGTCCAGAACGCCGAAAAGCCGGAGGCGGAACGCGACAACGATTATGCCTACTTTTCGACCGACAGCTTTGAGAACATCCACAACCCGGAAGCGTATTTCGAGCGGCTGCGCAAATGGGAAGGGACGCAGTATTACGCCAGGTACGTGCTTGGCCAATGGGTCGCATTCAAGGGTCTGATCCTTGACAGCTTCGACCCGAAGATCCACGTCATAAAGCCGTTCAAGATTCCGTATGAGTGGCCAAAATATATGTTTGTGGATTTCGGATACGACAACCCGATGGTCATGGGATGGGTTGCGCGTGACCCCAAAAGCGGCACCTTCTACCTGTACCGGCAATTCTACAAGACACGCACGCTGGTCAGAGACGCCATTGCCATTGCCAAGCAGATGTGTTTGCAGACAGGCGAGAAGATCGAGGATATTGTCGCTGACCACGATGCGGAGAACCGGGCGCAATTCGAGCAGGACTGGATCGGCACCATAGCGGCCAGGAAGGATGTTGCTGCAGGAATACAGGCCCTTCAAGAAGTGTTTCTGAATGCGGCCCACGGCAACGCTCCGGGATTCTACATTTTCAATGACGACTGGTCAGAGACAAATGGCTTTTGGTACGGGCTGATCGAGAAAGACCCGATCCTTGTCGAAGACGGCCGGCCGACGTGTATGCAGGAGGAAGCCGGGCTTTACAAGTGGGGCAAAAACGACGTGCCGGTCAAGGAGAACGATCACTCGATCGACGGCGCGAGATACCTGGTCTACACGATAAAATGCGAAGCGATGGGAGGCGAGATTGAAGTTTACGGAAAAGCATCCTTTGCCCGGCGATAAAAGGTTAAAAGGCAAGCGCGACGATAACGAATTCGTTGACCAGAAGCCCACCGATTGGGAAAAGCGCAGGATCGAAGAATGGGAAATCGAGCAAGCAATGAAGCATCAGTTCAAGGGTCGTTTCGGTCGAAGATAGGACGTTCGCGAATGGCTGCGTTTTTCAATCGCTTGAAAGTATATGAATTTTGAAATTGAACGAATAACCGCGAGGTAGCAATGGGTAAACAGTACGATCTGTGGGCGCCGATCCTGAATTACAAAAAGGGCGTCACATCGCTGAAACGGGCAGGGGTATCGAGCGGCGCCAGTTGGGCGCCTTCTTTGCATTTGAGGCGGCTTGAGGCTTACGAGATTTTAGAGGCGTATTACAACTGCTACTCACGCGATTTCAGGATGGGTGCAGAGTCAGGCGACGCAGGCAACAATGACGACGTAATCGAAATGAGAAACCCGGCCTGGCTGTGCGACAAGATGCGCAACAAGGTGCTCGGTGGCGAGGTCGACGTGTATATGCCGATCCCGAAGCGGTTTGGCAGCGTTGGTGAAATTGAGAGCCGTCTCGCCAAAACCGAGGACCAGGCCCTCCGCAAAGCCCTGGAAGACCGGCTGTCCAAGCTGGCAGAAATCGAAGCCATCACGACCATGCGCGAAGAATTCCTGCGCGATTGGTTTTCCGACCAAATGATCTACCTGCAAATCGACGAAGCCGAGACGCTCACCAGCTACCTTGGCGACGCTGTCCTGATCCCATATTGGGATGACCGCAACAAGACCGTCAAGGTCAAAGTGGAGGACCCGGGCTTCTGTTTTCCGTATTACGACTGCAACGACGCATCGTGGGAAAACCCGGAAGTGCTGTGCCAGGATCGGTTTGTGGTCGCATGGGAGGAATGGTCAAATTCGGAAGAAATCAAGGTTTGGCGTGACGTTTACGAACTCAGAGTGGTCGGAAACAAGCTCGCCTGCTACCGCCAAAAGGCCTACTTCAAAATCGGGGAAAAGGACGAAAAGACGATTCTGGACTTAGACCCAGAGATGGACTTGTGGGACGAAGCGCAGGACGGTTCCTGGGACGCGCTCGGCTTTGATTTCGTTCCTGCTGTTTGGCTCCCGAACGTATCTGCCCCTGGCCAGCCATTCGGAAAATCCAACCTGCATGGGCTCCTGCCGCTGTTCGATTCAATGATGAACACGGACACGGATATTGCCAACAACTCCGAGCATCTTGGCGGGGCCACGCTTATCGCGACCGGAAAAGGCATCAGGTTGAAACGCGATGCCGGCACAAAGGCACCGATCCCGGTGTCGATCCAGCCAAACACGCTATACCATATCGGCGACGATGGCGAGGTGACGATCCTTGACAACTCGAAAATGCAGGACGCGCTCCTTAAAACAGAGGAAAAGTACCGGAACGACCTGATCCGCCTGTCCGAGATAACGGAGATCGGCGCCGGACTGATGAAGCCCTCCGAGGCCCCAAGCGGCGTCGCCCTGGCCATCCTGCTCCAACCGCTGATGGACAAGGTCCTGCCGATGCGCGACCGCAGGCAGCAGGCTTACTCGAACCTTTTTTACCAGGTGCAGACCATGTTCGGGCTTTTCGGAGACGAAGAGGCCAAGCCGCTTTTCAGCGGAGACAACAAATACGACCTGTTTATCCGGTTCGGCGACCTGCTCCCAAGCGACGGAAAGGCCGAGCTGGAAGAAGCTGCTATCCTAAAAACTGTCGCTGACGGCGAAACGGCCCTGGAATACCTGAAAGACCGGGGCTGGTCGCTGGATGTGGAAAGGGTCAAAAAACGCCAGGCAGAACAGCGCGAGCAGGAATCCGAGGCAAACAGGCAGTTATTCGATTTCAACCGGACAGTCAATAACGGGGAGGCCCTGTAAGTGAACCAGTCGGAATACCAGAAGCGGCTTTTTGGCCTGCGGACGAATACGACAAAGGCCATGGACGTAGCCGAGCGCCGGGCGCTTGCCGTCCTGCAAACCGCGGCTGACGACCTGGAGGCCATTTTGAGATCCACCCCTGAAAAGTACGTGTCATATTCGGTGTATGCAGCGAAGAAGGCCCAAATCGACCAAGCGATCAGCGCCATGTCGAAAGGCCTGGGGCTCAACGCTGTGGCCGGCATGAATTACGCAGCCAGAAACACGGCCAGGGGATATGCTGACGTGTCGGCAGAATACGCCCGGTCGGTCGGATTCAGCCATGAATGGGAAGAATCGTTCGCCGCGATCCCGGTTGCTGCCGTGGACTCGGTGATCCGGAGGGTGTGGCCCGACAACCGCAACTTCTCGGATCGGCTCTGGCGAATGGATCGCTACGCAAAGGACAGCATTCGGAACATCGTTACGGCCGGCGTCGCAAGGGGCCAGTCGGCGGTCAATATGAGCAAAGACATCCGCGCATTTTTGATCGACCCGAGGATCACGCCCGGAGTATCCTGGACAACGGCAATCAAGAAATCGAAAACCGGAAACGGCACAATCCACCACAACGCCCTGCGCCTGGCCCGGACAGAGATCAACAACAGCTACCGCGAGGCTTTGATCCAGTCGAACGAAAACAGCCCGATGGTAAAAGGCGTAAAATGGAACCTGTCTGCCGCCCACAAGATACCTGACATTTGCGACGTGTGGGCATTCGGTGATTCCTACGGGATGGGCACAGGGGTATTTCCGGCACTCTACGCACCGATTGACCACCCGAGCGGGCTATGCTTTATGACCGACGTGTTCCGGAAGCCGCAGGAATGGAGCCAGCCCAAAGAGGAGCCGGTGTTCCAGAACCCGAGCAAGGAAGAGGCTCTGTCGGTTTTTGCTGGCAAGAAAATGACTCCGGGCCAGCTCAATGCTGCCTGGAAAATGTACGAAGCTACGAATAAAATGGTGACGCAAGAAGTCAGAAAAGCTGCTTAGAAAGGAGCCTTGAAAATGGCAAGCGACAGAGAAATCGGAAAGCCGAGCCAAGACGAATTCACCCAACAGGAGTTGGCCCAAATGCTCCAGCATTACGACTTGCAGCGCGGGGCGTATATTCTGGACGTTGGCTCGAACGGCAAAATGAAGCTGTCCAGAATGCAAAAGCGTTGGGTTCAGCGGGAAGACCTGGTGAGGCCCGAAGGATGACGCACATCTACCCGCTCAACGATGTTTTCGAGCATGATTTGAGCGGGCTCGATTGCGAATGCAACCCTGAAATTGATTTTAATGCGGAGCTGGTAATCCACTTCGCATTTGACGGCAGGGACTTGATAGAGGAAGTCGGAGACAGGATCGTTGAGCTGCCATCAGGTAGACAGATCAACACCGGCAAACACAATATGGATCACAAGGTCCGAGAGGATTGAAAGGAGTCAGAAGTGGACGAAAAAAGAATGGAATTCCTGCGAACCAAAGAAATTGTGCCACCAAACCCCGACTGCATGACGTGCCATGGTGGACACGTCAACGTAATGCGCAATTGCTATGATGCCTGTCCAGATTGTTGGCCGGAAGGCGCGAAAATTCAGGAGCCGGTCGAGAAGCATGTTCCCGACACCGAATTCAACCCTGTAAAAAACGACGACGTAGACGCTGCAGGCCAGGAAACTGAGCCTGCCGTTGATGCAGATATAAGCCCTGAGCCAGAAGACGAAAACCCCTAATCGGATCGCACCCGTAACAGCGTAGAAAGGGAAGCCAGATGCCAATTTCAAAAGAAGAAGTACAGGCGAAAGCCAAGGAGCTTGGGGTTGACCTGAGCGACGAACAGGTAAACGCATACGTCCTGATCAACACGCTTCCGACCAAAGAGGCCGAGAAGCCTGATCCGGACAATGACGATGATGGCGACGACAAAGACCTGACCGCCGAAATGAAAAAGCGGCTGGCCAAGGAAAAGGAAAAGCGCGAGAAGCTCGCCCAAGAAAAGGCTGAATTGGAAAAAAAGGTCAAGGAAGCCGAAGCTGCCAAAGCCGACAAAGATCGCAAAGACGCCGAGGCCAAGGGCGAATACGAAAAGCTGCTCAAAGAGAACCAGGAGAGAGCCGAAAAAATGGAGCAGGAAAAAAAGGCATTGCGCGATTCCATAAAGGCCAGCGCCATCAAATCGGAGGTCAAAACCGCTCTACTCGCTGCCGGATGCTCCAAAGAAAACCTTCCGAAAGCCTTGAGGCTGTTCGATCTTTCCAAGGTCGAATTCTCATGGGTTGACGAGGAAAAGCTGGAGCATGAAGTCGAGCCGGTTGATTCAATTGTCGAAGCCTTCAAAAAGGACAACGCATTCTTTTTTGCGACAGAAGACGGAAGCCAGAGCTATACACCGAATCTCAGTAACAATCATCGACGGAAAGCAGGCGACGGGGAGCAGGAGCGAAAGCGCCTGGAATCAAGTTTCCCCGCCCTTCGCGGACTGTCGAAGCAATAAGGAAGGATCAACATGGCTTATTATGTTGACAGATGCGACTATACGCCTTCGAACGTGCTCCCGAGTGGAGCTGCTGGCGCTGCATTGTCCATTGGCGACCTTGTCTACATGGACAGCAATGGTGCATGGCAGAAGGCCGACCAGGTTGCCAATACAGCAACGACTCGCCTTGACGCGCTTGGCGTGATGGTGCAAAACGCCCTGGCAGACCAGCAGGTGTCGCCCGTTCGCATCGCGGACATCCGTGGCTACACCGGCCTGACCATTGGCGCAAAGCAATACCTGTCCGACACGGCAGGCGGAGTGACCAGCACAGAGCCGACAACCAACACCCGCCAGGTGGTGGGTTTTGCGCGTGCGGCAGACTGTATTCACTTCGCAATTGGCGGTGCCTCCGGTGCCCAGATTGACGTTGGTGGCGACATGAATGCCGACTCGCTCTCCCTGGTTTCCACTCTCGCTGTTGGCACGAACGCAACAGTTGGCGGAACCTTGGCCGTGACCGGCGTTACCACGCTGACCGCAGGCATCAAGGACGCGACCGACGTTCCCACCGGGACCACA